ACGGGCATGGTGGCGCTTAGGCACGGTAGACGATTCGTTGGCATCGAACTCAACGCCGAATATGTGGAGATGGCGCATAGGCGGATTCAGGGCGACATGCCGTTGTTTAACATGCAGAATCAGGAGGTGACGACGTGAGCGAGGAGAGTAAACCTAAGTTTTCCATGTCATACCCTGAGCGCATTCGTTCCATTGGGAGTGCGTGGCGAAGGCGAATAAAGGAACTTGATGCACAACTCGCCAACTCCGTGCCGCTCGAAGAGCATGCGCAGCAGGTAGAAGAGGCGTTCAATGAAGGCAGAGATGCGTTCGGCCTCTATTCATGGCAGGAGTCATACGCCAAGCATTATCTAGACGAGCGCATGAATCGCGACAGTTCTCGCGACAGCGTATCGTGATTGGAGGTGACGACGTGAACATTCTAGCGATCGATCCCGGCGCGAACGGCGGCCTTGCGATATGGGGCTGGAAGGACGGCGAGCGCACGTTGCAGGTGGAGCGCATGGGCGATACGTACCCCAACATACACGACGCTCTGAGCAACATGAAGTTTTACAGGAAGATAGACTTGGCTGTCATCGAGAAGGTTGGCATGCACCGTGCCGGCAACAACGCGAGCGCAAGCGCCAAGTTCGCACGGCACCTCGGCCACCTTGAGATGGCGCTGTATTCAGTGAGTATCCCCGTTCAGTGGGTTGCGCCGCAGACGTGGATGAAGGCGCTCGGCACGCTGCCACAGGACAAGGCTGAGCGGAAGCGCAAGGTGAAGGAACTGATGCAGGCGAGATACCCGCAGCTTGACGTGACGCTGTGGAGCGCGGACGCGTTGGGGATTCTCACGTGGGCGCTCGCTGGTGGGGTGAAGGAGAGAGAGTAGCCATGCCGATGAAACCACAGCGGCCATGCAAGTACCCAGGCTGTCACCGTCTCACGCATGGCTCTCGCTGTTCGCTACATGCGCGAGTCGAGCGAACACCAGCGAAGAGACAGCGCGACAAAGTGTACAGACGCAAGTCGTGGACTGATGCACGGCGCGCGTACCTCAACGAGCATCCGTGCTGCGTCGTGTGCGGATCACCTGAGCGCGTGCAGGTGGATCACATCGTTCCGCATCGAGGCGACTACGCGCTGATGTGGGACACGTCGAACTGGCAAACGCTGTGCCACTCGTGCCACAGCGCGAAGACGATGCGCGAGTTGCGAGGCATGTCTGCGCAAACCGACACGGTTGATTCAGCACCCAGGGTGAGCGGCTCAGACGGGGATATCCTGCATGACTGATGTATGTTGTCTATTCACACGCACTCGTTCACACACCCACGGCACACCGCCCGCCGACGCTACCCACCAGCACCCACACCGGGGATGCCAGGCGGCACGGGCGACACGGTATGCCGGGTACCCACTGTACTACTACCACAGTACAGTAGGGGGGTTGGGGTTCTGGGTGCTACCGTCCCGAAGCGCGGACAAAGTGTTTTGAGAATGAATGTCGGTTGAGTTCATAGGCATCCGGGAGGTAAGGACTTATGAAAGCACCTAAAAAACAGGCTATTAAGCGCAAGGCGAAGGCGATGCCGCGGCCAAAGGCCGCTAAGCGCACACCGTCTCCTCGCAAGCGCAAACGATCCAAACCAAGCGCGCCGGCGGCGCCAGCGCCGATCACTCCCGCGCTCGCGCCATGCACGTCGCGCACACCTCGTCCCCAGCACGTTCAGGGCTCGGCGGCGGCGATCTGGAACCGCCTGGCGCCGATCATGGAGGACGCTGGCCGGCTCGATGAGAACACCGTAGACGCATTTGTGTACTTGTGCTGGCAGATCGCCGACTACGAGGACATGCGTCTGCGCGTCGCGTCGCTCGACGACATCGTTCTCTGGAACACGAACGGTACGCGATCGATTCATCCCTACGAGAAGATCCGCCAGAGCCGCGCGCGCGAACTCGCGGCCGCGCTCAAGGAGTGGGGACTCACACCAGCGAGTCTCGGCCGCCTTGGCGTTGCGAATCTGCCACTGCGAGAGCAAGACGAACATACTGCATTCGAGGAGTTGTAGCACATGGGCCGTCCGCGCAAACCAGCGAGACAGGTTGAATCAGACGAGTTGATACCAGGCCATCGTTGCGCACTCTGCGGCATGCCAGGCTATCCATCAGATTTCCTGTGGCACAGCAAACGGAAGGTGTGGTCTAACTGGTGCAGGGAATGTAGTAGTCGCATGGCGCAATACACCCACGAAGCGCGACGCGACGGACGCATCATCGCGCCACTCGAACATCGTATGTGGTGGAAGCCCAACACGCAACAAGAGACAGAGCAGCGGCTGTGCTGGCAGTACATTGATTCCGACATCACCGAGGAAGATTGGGACGAACTGTGCGATGAGATCGCAGGGCCGATTGGGAACTACGGAAGGCACAGTCTAAGTGCAAACAGGAGGACAGGGACATGACAAACAAAGACATCGTGACGGCCTTCAGAGAGAGAGACTTCGTCAACAGAAAAGAGGCGGGGAAGATACTCGGCTCACCAGGCGGCGGCGCGCTTACGAGACTTCTGCGCAGAAGCAATCTCTACATACTCAGGAACGGCAGCGGCCATAGCTACTACTTCAAGCCACAGATTGAAGAGCTGCGCGACATGCGCGCGAAAGCCGCGAAGGAAAAAGCGGCGCGTCGGCAACGCAGAGCCATCGAAGAGAAGTTGCCGCGCCAGCAGGAATTCACGGAACTGCAATCCATACCGCCCGAGCTTCAGCGTGAGATTACTGAGTTAGTCGGCACGCTCATTGCGAGTTGGGGCGCGCGGGTGCAATAGAAACGCAACGGGTTAAGGCAAGCCAAAGGAGGACATATGGACCCACAAGCAATAAAGACTGGCGAGCCGTTCGAGGGACTATTCCCTGTTGATGCGCGTACCCTCGACGCAATAGCCAAAGACATGGAGGCGAATGGCTATGACGCCGCGCATCCCGTCGTCATCTGGGCGCAAAAGGATGTGGTGATTGATGGTCACACGCGCGTGGCCGCTGCCCTCGCTGCGGGCTTCGATGACATACCAGTCAGCTATAGGAACTTTGACAGCGAAGACGCCGCTGTCGAGTACGCGATTCACAGCCAGCGCGATCGCCGCAACCTGAGCGACGCCGATCTGCTGCGGTGGATTGAGGAAGTGGACAAGCGGAGGAAGGCGGGAAGGCCAAGCGGCGGACAAAATAAATTAACGCAAGATTGCGTAAATAAGCAAGACCATCACGCTCGCGCATCGTCCGCCGAAACGGCCGCCGTAGTGGGCACGTCGGCGCGCAAGGTGGAGCAGGCGAGGACAGTCATTGACAAGGGCACGGATGAAACAAAGGAGGCCGTGAAAAAGGGAGAGAAGTCGATCAACCAAGCATACAACGAGACGGTGAAGAAGGAGCACGTACCGCGCGATCCTGAAGATGTGCCGATGGATCGTATTGAGGTTCCAGAGGAGAGCGTTGCCCTTCTAGGGCTGAAGCGCTACTGGAAGCGGGCAAACAAGAAGGATAAACAAGCCTTCAGGGAGTGGATAAATGAGAACTAAAGTAGAGACGATTACACCAAAGAAAGCCCAGAGCATCCTTGATAATCATTGGGTAAAAGAGAATCAAAGAACGCCGTCTCCATCGGTGGTTTCTTCGTATGCGCGCGAAATGAAAAGCAATCAGTGGTTGCTTACTCATCAAGGAATCGCAATCGACGACGCGGGAGAATTGATTGATGGCGTCCACCGTTTGCTTGCCGTGATCGAGTCCGGGGCGACAATAGATATAATGGTTACGAGGGACATTCCCCACAACGGGTCTCGCAGCGGAATACTTACCATTGATGCTATTGACAGAAACCGTATTCGCGGCGTGGGTCAGCAAATCTCGCTTAGGCACGGGATCAAAAACGGTGCTCTGGTGGCGTCAGTGGCGCGGTATATCCTCTTGCTGTGCGTATATAGCAGGAACTTACTGACTGGAAAATTCAGCGTTCCAACCTGCTTGACTGTTCTTGATGTGTATGGGAAAGAAATCGAATATTCTATTGCGCATCGATCTACAGATAAGCGAGTGCGCAACGCAGCAGTTTGTGCCGCGTGTGCGTTCGCATTGAAGGCATGCCCCAACCAAATCCCAGCTTTCTATCAGCAATTGACGACTGGAGAGAATCTCAAGAGAGGCAATCCTGCGCTGGCACTGCGCCGATTCCTGATGAATACGCCCACACCCGGCGGGAATAGTGCTCTATCTGAAATGCGCATGGTCTTGTCAAGCGCGATGAAGTCTGTCCAACAAGAGCAACTTATAGCCTTACGCGACAGCAATCAAGGATTTGAATTCTTTTTGGATAAGCAAGGTCGTGCTGTCACAGAGTTACTTACCAAGTGCGGGTATGGCGATAAGTTGATTTGACTCCTCCCTGGCTCATAGATAACACCCCCGTCCGCCCCGCCTACGCCTCGGGCCTGTGGCGCTATGCCCTCGGCCGTCCTGCTGAGGAGCACCCGCGCTACACCGACGCTGTGCATGCTGCCGAGCGCGGCGGCTGGAACCCCTGGTGGATACGCAGTCTCAGCGACGTAGACGCCGTCCTCGACGGCTGTTACATGGACGAGGCCGCCGGCCGCCGCGTGTGCAAGTACGCTTCGTTCTTGCGCTATCCCCCCGAGGAAGGCGGCGGCCGCGTCTCCCTCATCGACTGGCAGATCTACGATCTCACCATACCGCTGTTCGGTTGGATGCGCCCGGGCGGCACACGACGCTTCCACCGCGGTACGTTGTGGACTCCAAAGAAGAACGGCAAGAGCTTCCTGTGTTCCTACTTCGCGCTCTACGGACTCACCAAAGACAACGAGCGCGCGCCTGAAGTGTACGTCGCGGCCGGCGACAGAGATCAAGCGGCGATCATTTACAACGAGTCGAGCCACCTCGCGAAGGCATCGCCTGCACTCGCTAAGCGCCTCCGTTTCGTAGACAGCACGCGCCGCATCTATCCGCGCAAAGGCCGCGGCATTTACCGCGTTCTCTCGAGTGATGCGCAACTCGCGGAAGGCGTCAAGTGGAGTCACGTCTACCTCGACGAGCTGCACGTGCAGAGTCCTCTCATGTGGCAGACACTCAAAGGCGGCGGCGTCTCGCGCAGGCAACCGCTCATGCTGGCGATCTCCACGGCCGGCATCTACGACGAGACGAGCATAGCGTGGAATCAGTGGGAACTCAGCGAGAAGATCCAGACTGGCGCTGTTCAGAACTGGAGCTACTTCTCGCTCATGTACCGTGCCGATCCGAAATCCGACTGGCACGACGAGGAGGTATGGCGTAGAGCGAATCCGAGCTATGGCGCCATCCTTCAGCCGGAGAACTTCAGGGAACTCCACGACGAGGCGGTAGTGAATCCTTCAGAGCAAAGCAACTTCATGCGCTACCACTTGAACATCTGGACGCGCGCGAGCGAGGTGTGGGTTGATCAGCGCGAATGGCGCGACTGCGGCGAAGAGTTCAACATCGACAGCCTCGCATACCGCCGCGCATACGGCGGCCTTGACTTGTCGCTCGAAGACGATCTCACAGCCTTCGCGCTGTGGTTCCCGCCGGACGGCGACGACGATCACCACCGCGTCTGGGTGTGGTACTGGCTGCCTCGCATGATGGCGCTGGAGCAGGCTGAGCGTAACGCTGCACCGTATGACGTGTGGCTGAGGGACGGCCACATCATTGGCACGGCTGGCAACATCATCGACTACCGGGAAATCAAGCGGCACATTCTTGAGACGGTGCAGCGCTTCGACGTGCCGGAGATCGCATACGACAGGTACATGGCCACGCAGATCATCACCGAGCTTGGCGCTGAGGGGCTGACAATGGTGCCTCACGGCCAAGGCACTGTGAGCATGCACGCGCCAGTAACGGAGTTCCGCAAGCTGATCCGTCGCGGCGAACTCCGTCATCCGAACAATCCGGTGCTCAACTGGCAGATCTCAAACTGCCAGCTCGTCGGCGATTCAAGCGGCAACACGAAGCTCATGAAGCGCGACAGGATACCGGGCGCGCGCAGCGGCGGCAAAGGATACCGGCGTTACAAGATAGACGGCGTAGTGGCTGCGGCGATGGGCCTCTCGCGAGCCATCGTGCAGCCGGAGACAGCAACACCAGGGATAATCGTGGTATAGGAGGAACTATGGCTACATTAAGCGCGAGCGCATTGGGATGGACAAAGGACAGGATTCCTGCCTTTTGCCAAATACTCAGCGAGACGGTGGACGCGGAGAATCGGCAACTCATACTATGCGTCGATATAAACCGTTGGCACTGGAGCTGGTGGGTATTCCGCCTGTCCATGAAGCTCATCCGACTTGGAGCCTACCTGTCGGATCGCAGGATGGACGGACGCATGTCAAAGGCGGGAACGCTCTGTATCGCGATCGGATTCGTGGCGCTAGACAAGATTCGCGCAGGCGATCTCTTTCGTAAGTATTTTATGGCGGGAATGGAGGAATAGCGGCATGACAGCACCAGCACCGAGATACTCATTGATCCCGAGCTCTGCATTGCGCCAAGTGGCGTCGGCATTCGCCTACGGCGCCGAGAAGCACAAGGACGACGACTACGTGTCTACCAGCAGCAACCGGACGATCAGCGGCGAGTTCGACGCAGTCATCCGTCATTACAGAGCGTTTGTGGGGGGCGAGCGCAACGATGCTGAGACGGGACTGCACCACCTCGCACACGCGGCGGCGCGAGCGCTGATCGCCTGTCAGATGGCGCTCGAAGGGAGGAGGTAGTATGGCTAAACGCTTACCGCCGCTCGTGGAGGTGGAGTGGTACGACACAACGAGCGATCCGAATTGGCAGTCGCGCGACAAGGTGTTGTCCGAGAGCCTCACCATCCGCTTCACCGTCGGCTATCTCATCGACGACAGCGACTATGCCGTCGTCCTCGCGCACACCGTCAACGGTGACGACAGCGACTACACGAAGATTCCCGCCGGCTGTGTCAAGCGCATCCGGCGCGTGAAGCGAGACGGCGAGCATACGGCCAAACAGCGCGGGGCAACTGGGGAAGAAAGAGGCCGGGATGTACTGTCCTAATTGCGGAGCTGCCGAGAGTAAAGTCACGCACACCATCCAAAAAGATGACGGCAACGAATGTATCGTCGTGCGCTATCGCAGGTGCAAAGCCTGCGGGCGCTACTTCAAAACGCGCGAACTCTACGCGATCAACCAGCCTGATCAGTGGTGATCAATGCTACATGTAGCAAATTCTTGCTACATATAGCAACGCCATTTTCCCCATGAGACAATCCGGCTGAAAACGGGGATGTTGTTCCTCGTGGTAACTTCCTCTTGTTAGCGCCCGGCGTTCGCGCGTTGGGCAGCGCCGGGCGCGCTGGCTAAGGCGCATCGGCGTGGCTAAGGGATATAGATTGGGCACAGTGGCGTGGCGTTGGATCGACGACGACATCGCCGATCTCAACAGCGAGAACACGCTCAGCGACGCGCGGCCGCACCCGTGGGGCGTTGATGACGCCCGGTGGACTGGCGAGCCGATAGAGCGCGTCCCCGTCAATCGGTGAGTCCCCCTCCCGTGGGCGGGGGCACGTGGCAATGGGTAACCGGCGCGGGCGGCCCCTGCCCTGGCCCCGTAAGGAGTTGCAGTGAAGTCGAAAATACCGAAGCCTGAGATCAGGCGCTTCAATGTTGAAACACGGGCCGAGGGCGAGGGCGAAGAGCCTACCAAGATCGTCGGCTACGCGGCAGTTTTCAACAGCATCGAGTACGGCGAGATGATCGCGCCCGGCGCGTTCTCCAAATCACTCAGCGAACAGAAGGACATCAAAGCCTACCTCGGCCACGACAGCAATATCATTCTCGCGCGCAGCGAGAACGGCACGCTCAAGCTCAGTGAAGACGAGCATGGCCTCGCTGTCGAGATCTACCCAAACCTCAAGGCTCAGAGCGATCGCGACATCCTCGCGAAAGTCGAGCGCGGCGACATCAACCAGATGTCGTTCGGCTTCTCGCCAGTGAAGGACGAGACGATGCAGCTCGACGGACAGACAATCCGCGTGCTCAAAGAAGTCAAACTCCACGAGGTATCCATCGTTACCGAGCCGTGGTATTCAGCGACAACGGCAGAGGCGCGCGACAGAGCGTCGGATGAACAGCCGGAGCCGGTCCTTGCTGACCACTCCACTGACGATCCGACATTCAGCCGCGTGGCGCTTCTGCGTTTGAAACAGACACAAGTAGAAACTGAAGGAGAATTGGCATGGATGTAAATGCCAAGCTCAAAGAAAGAGCAAAGCTCCTCTCTGATGCTCGCGCGATCCTCGACAAAGTCGAGGCGGAAAAGCGCGACATCACAGCGGAGGAATCCGCTCAGTGGGACAAGCTGCATGACGAGGCGCGCAAAATTAAAGTCGCCGTCGAACGTCACGAGCAGCAGGAATCCCTTGAGCGCGATCTTGACAACGTGCGCGAGACGGCGCTGCGGCCGGACGTTGACGGCGCGCCTGAGAAGGCGGACGGCAACCGCGCCGCCGAGGCATACTCGCGCTGGCTGCGCACCGGCAATGTGACGGCGGAAATCCGCGCATTGCAGAGCGACAAGGACGAGAGCGGTGGCTTCCTGCTGCCGCCTGAGCAGTGGGTGGACGGCCTGATCAAGGCCGTGGACAATCAAGTCTTCATGCGCGGACTGGCCACCGTGTACTCGGTGCCGACGGCCGAGAGCCTCGGCGTTCCGAGTCTCGACAACGATCCCGCCGATCCCGCATGGACGAGCGAACTGGCGATCGGCACCGAAGACTCGACGATGAGTTTCGGCAAGCGCTCGTTGCATCCCCATCCGCTGGCGAAGTACATCAAGGTTTCGCGCGAGCTCTTGCGCCGCATGCCGGGCGTCGAGGGCCTCGTGCGCGATCGCCTGGCGTACAAGTTCGCCGTCACGCTCGAAGACGTGTACCTCGAAGGTTCCGGCAGCGGCCAGCCGCTCGGCGTGTTCACGGCATCCTCGGACGGCATCAACACCGATCGCGACGTGAGCACCGGCAACACGGCCACGTCGATCAAGACGGACGGTTTGCTCGAAGCGAAGTACACGTTGAAACAACAGTACCGCGCCCGCGCCCGCTGGATCTTCCACCGCGACGCGGTGAAGCAGATCGCCAAGCTGAAGGACGGCGCCGGCAACTACCTGTGGCAGCCGAGCGTCGTGCTCGGGCAGCCCGACACGCTGCTCAATCTCCCTGTCATCGAGTCCGAGTACGCGCCGTCCACGTTCTCGGCGTCTCAGTACGTCGGCATCATCGGCGACTTCACGCACTACTGGATCGCCGATGCGCATGACCTGGAGATGCAGCGGCTTGACGAGCTGTACGCAGCCTCGAATCAGGTTGGGTTCATTGGGCGCTTCAACACTGACGGCATGCCTGTCCTGAGCGAAGCGTTCGCTCGCGTCAAGCTGGCAGCCTCGTAAGGAGACACGACAATGAATCTCAGCTCGCAAATCAAAATCACCAAAGTCGCGGATCATACCACTGCGGGAACTGACGCGATCAACAGCACCGCCGTGGATATGAGCGGTTACGAGGGCGTGCTTTTCGTGACGTCCTTCGGCACCGCCAACGCGGCCAACACCATCAACGCTGCACAGGGGACGACTAGCGACGGCACGTTCACCGATCTCGCTGGCACGAGCGTCGCGTCCGGCACGTCCGATGAGGACGTGTGGATCGACGTGTACCGCCCGCAAGAGCGCTACGTCCGCTGCGAAGTCGCACGCGGCGCTTCGACCACGTGCGAATCCATCTGGGCGATCCAGTACGGCGCGCGCAAGGCGCCCGTAGACAACACCACCAGCGGCACCATCGCCGGTGAGCTCCACGCGAGCCCGGCTGAAGGTACTGCGTAATCTCAGCGAAACGCGGGGAGGGCGGCGCTTAGCCGCTCTCCCCCTCTGCGTATAGGAGCAAAGAAAACATGGCAAGCAGCTATAACGCGGGAGTCTTCGCGGAACAGGGCGGCGACAAACTCGTCGTCGATTCCGCCGCCGGCGGCGCGATCGCCTGGGGCACCGACAGCACCAACGTCAGCATGACGGGCTGCGTCCGTGCTGACGCGCATACCGTCACAACCGATGAGGCGACAGCGAACAAGGCAGAGATCACTACGGGACTCACTACTGTCGAGGCGCTCTCGGTAATGATCCTTCGCTCCGGCAAAGTTGCCACGAGCGACGCGGCTGTGAGCGAGTCTAGCGGCACGCTCACCGTCGCCGACGGCAGCACGTATGACGTCACAAAGGACGACGTGATCCACTGGATCGCGATTGGAACATAACATGAACTGGAAGCACACGCTCGCGGGCCTCGCGGCGATCGCCGTGCTCGCCGTCATGCTCGTGCATCCGTTCGACGTCGTGAATGCGGACGCCGGCGACACGAGCACGCAAGGCCACAATCTGTACTGCATATCGTACACGACGGAAAATACGTGCGCGCTAACGGTGGCGCCCGGAGCCGCGTTCAAGGTTGAGCAGGTAACATACAAGCTCAGTGATACGAGTACCGGCAATCTGACTGTCAGCGTTGATGCCGGCGCTGGCGCGGCATACGACGCCACCATCTACACCGTGAACGTCGCTACACAGGGAACCTCCTGGGCATACCGCCCGGCTGACGGCTGGCTGTTCAGCGCATCAGACGAATGCGAGATCGCATACACCAACGGCGACAACCGAACGGCAGGCATCCAGGTATGGTACAGCATTCTGCCGTAGACGTCCGCATCGTTGTCCTTGAACTTCGCGACGGGCGGCGTCTGGCAGTGAGCGAGACGGCCGCCCTCGAACTCGAGCGTGCCGGGCTGGTGCGAACGCGCATCCCCACGACACAGCTCGCGCGAGGCGTTCAGTGTCGATAATCGAGAGAATCAAGTCCCGGTGGAATCGCGAGCAACGCTCACATCCGTCGGTATGGGATAAGGATCCCGCGCTCAAGGAAGCGTGGATTCGGTGGTTCGGCGGTTCCAGCACCTCGTCCGGCGTAGACGTTACGCCGGACATCGCGCTTGAGCTGCCGCCCGTGTTCGCGTGCGTCCGAGTCGTCACTGAGACGATCAGCACGCTGCCGGTGCATGTGTATCGGCGCGAGCGCGAGAACGGACGCACGAAGAGCATCGACACCGGCCATCCGCTCAGCCTCCTTCTACGCGAGCCGAATCCCGAGATGACGCGCGTGGAATTTCTGGAGTGCATGATCGCCAATCAGGAAGCGCGCGAGAATGCGTATGCGATCATCGAGCGCACCAATGCCGGAGAGACGAAGGCCATATGGCCTGTGCCGAATCCGCGCCAGGTGCGCATCAGGCGCAACGGCAACGGCGATCTCGAATACGAAGTGAAGAAGCCATCGGGCACGCGCATCTATCCCGCACGCGACATGATCCACTTGCGGCCGCTGCTAATAGACGGAGTGCGGGGCGTCGCACCTATCACGTATCTCAAGGAGACGATCGGCCTCGGCCTCGCGGCGCTTCGCTACGGCGCGGGCGTGTTCGGCGGCGATGGACTCAAACGCATGGCGCTCGTGATGGAAGGCACTCCGCGAGACACTAAGGGCGATGGCGGCGAAGCGTTCGTGCGCGGACTCGCTGAAGCGTGGAAGCGCCTCTATGGCGGCAAGAGCCACGACACAGCAGTGCTGCACAGCGGCCTCAAGCCTATGGAAATAGGCATCAACCCCGAGGACGCGCAACTCACGGAATTGCTCAAGGTGGTGGCGATCGAAGCGTGCCGCGCGTTCCGCGTGCCGCCAAGCAAAATCATGGAGTTAGAGCGCGCGCACTTCAACAACATTGAACACTTGCAGCTTGATTTTCGCACGGACACGATCCTGCCGCGTTGCATTCGCATCGAGCAGGAGTTTGATCGCAAGCTGCTTGTCGGTAAGGACGCCAAGCGCGACTTCTTCATACGCTTCAATCTCGACGGCCTGTTGCGCGGCGACTACAAGTCGAGGATGGAAGGACATCACATCGCCATCCAGGCGGGCATCCTGTCGCCGAACGAGGCGCGCGACGAAGAAGATCGCAATCCCTACGACGGCGGCGACGTCTACCTGCATCCGTTGAACATGTCACCGGCCGGACTGCCGAACGCGCAGCCATCCGTTGACGGCGAGTCTACTACGAAGACGGCGCCGCGGCACCGGCACGTGCGCGCGACGCGCCGCGACGAGCGCAACAAGATCAAGAAGCACTGGCTGCCTGTCCTCGAAGAAGCGTATACGCGGCTGCTTAAACGGGAGCAAAAAGATTTTCGCGAGGCGAGTGAGCGCTTCCTCGGATCGCGTAGCGCCGGTGACTTCATGGAATGGCTCGACAAGTACAGCGAGACGCACGCGGATACCGTGAAAAAGATCCTCGGCCCTGCCATCACAGGACTGGAGCGCGCCCTGAGTGAGAGCGTAGCGGGTACCGCTGGCGTCAATCTCCCTGACAGTTTCGAGGAGTGGATCAGCGGCTGGGTGAACGCCTATTCCGGCAAGCACGCCGGCCGCAGCGCCAACGAGATAAAAAGCATCATCAAGAAGAACGAGAACAACCCCGAGGCGCTGCTTGAAGAGATCGCCCGGCGTATTGAGGACTGGACGAACGACGCAGCGCAGCGCGCGAACGACAGAGTTACGCAGAGCGACGGCGCCATCGCGCGCGAGGTGTGGCGCATGGCCGGCGTCAAGAAGATCCGCTGGGAAGGCGGGGACTGTGATTTTTGCTCACAGCTCAACGGCGCTGTCGTAGGCATCGAGAGCGATCAGGCGTTCGTCAAACAAGGCAGCAACGTGAGCGTCGAGGGCAAGTCGCCGATGTGGGCGGGCGCTGACGTCCTGCATCCGCCGTTGCACCCTGGCTGCGACTGCTATCTGGTGATCGAATCATGAACTGCTACGCGGACATAGAAGCTCTCAAAAGCAAACTAGGCATGAGCGGCACGACGCATGACAGCGAGGTGCTCGCGATTCTCAAGGCGGCCTCGCGCGACATCGAGACGGAGGCGCGCCGCGTCTTCTACGTCACCGAAGGACAGTCGCGCTACTTCAACGGCAGCAGCTCCGGCGTCCTCCTCATACACGACGTCCTCAGCGTCACCGAATGCAAAACAGACACCAGCGGGGACGAGAGCTACGCGGACTCGTGGACGGAAGGTACGGACTACGTTCTCGAACCCCGTAACGCCTTCCCGAAGACAATGCTTCGCCTTCACCTCAACGAAGACTCAATGGATCTCGGCGGCCGCGACACGACGGCCTACTTCAAGATCACCGGCAACTGGGGCGCTGGCGACATGGAGTCGGCAACACCGTGGCAGGCGACGAGCATCACCGCCACCGTCGCCGACGCTACCAGCACCAGCCTGACGCTCAGCGCCACCGGCACAGTCAACGGCGGCGGCACGATCCGCGTGGAGTCCGAGCAAATGTTTGTTGAGAGCGTCAGCAGCACCACGGCCACCGTCGTGCGCGGCGTGAACAACACCACGGCGGCAGCACACAGCGGCAAGGCCGTGACGCTGGCGAAGTACCCGGCGCCCGTCGTGAACGCCTGCCTGTGGCTCGCATCGTCCTATTGGCGCGAGTTCGCGAGCGCGGGCTACGAGTCTGAGCGCATCGGCGATTACAGCTACGTCATGGCCAAAGATGACAGGACGCGGACGATCATCTCGCGTCTACTCACAAGCGTGAGGCGGGGCTGCGTATGAGTTTTCGCGGACTGCTAAACACGACATGCACGATTCAGCGAGTCGTCACGGTGAACACCGGCCCCGAGGCAGGCGAGACGTGGAGCGACAATTCCACGTCCGTCCCGTGCCGTCTGAGCATGCTGCGCGCGAACGAGATCGGCGAACTGCACAGCACGCTCAGCGTTACGCACCGGCTGTATCTGCCATACGGCACGAGCATCACCAACGACGACAGAGTCGTGATCGACTCGGTGACATACGACGTCGAGATGGTGAACGCCGATCCAGGCAGCCGCCAGCACCATGTCGAAGCGCTCGTGAGGGCCGCGACATGAACAGCTCGGTGAAGATACTCAACAACTCGGCGCAGGTGTTTGAGCGCATCGGCCGTATCACAGGAATCAACCTGCGCGATCTCACGGAAGACACCGCGAAGATGGCGCGGCAAATGATGCAGGATGCTTTCAAGACAGCGAGCACTGGCGAATTAGCAGCGAGCGTGAAGGCAGAGCACCCGGCCAAGTTCGAGCACTCCGTCGCCACCGACGCTGAGAATACTCAAGGCATCGGCTACGGCGCGAAGCAGGAGTGGGGCTGGCACGACTTAGCCGGCAAAAAACACAAGGGCAGGCACATCATTCTGCGCGCAATGTGGGGCATGCGCAAACGCTACGAGCGCGGCGAGAAGTGGCGTGACTAATTCGAAGCAAGTCATATGGGAGTTTCTCACCACCACGGGCACGAGCCTCTATACGCTCGTTGGCACGCGCGTGTGGAGTCCCAGTGCGCCGCCGTCATGGCGGAACGACACCGCCGCCGTCATCTATGACGTGAGCGAGACGGCGCACGCGAGCGGCGCCACGCAGGAAGCGCTGCTTACCGCGAACTGCTACGGCGGCACACTGAAACACGCCGACGCCGATCAGGTATACCGCGCGCTCTACGACAGGTTGCAGCACTGCGGCTGTTGCCAATGCGCGAGCGGCGTGCTGATCAGCGCGCGACTCATCAGCGGTTCGGTGGGCGAAAAAGAGATCGAGACGGAATGGCCTTTCGCGGCGGCGACGTATGCCGTCGTCGTGAAGTAACGAGAGAACACAGGAGAAGAGACAATGGCAGATCCTACTGATTTGACGGTGCAAACCGTTACGAGTACGGCCGCCAAGCTGACGTTCACCGACGCCGACACGACGAACGCCAACAGGTACAAGAACACCGGCCGTGAAGTACTGGAGTGCGTCAACGGCGGTTCAAGCTCGGCGACTGTGATGGTGGCAACTGGCGCGACGTTCAACGGACTGGCGCTCGGCGATCACACAATCACGCTCGCGGCTGGCGAGCGCTTTCATGGCATCTACCAGCGCACGGACATCTACAACGACGCCAACGGATACACCGTGCTCACTGCGGGCGGCGACGGCGCGGCCGACATCGACTACGCCGTGTACAAGTACTAAGGAGAATGAGCAATGGCCGATCCAACGACACTAACTGTACAGACACTGACGTACACGGCGGCGAAGCTCACCTTCGCCAACGCCGACACCAGCAACGGCAACAGGTGGAAGAACACCGGGCGTCAGTTCCTTGAGCTCGTGAACAACGGCGCGACGGGTGAAGCTGTCGTTACCGTGGCCACAGGCGGCACCGTGGACGGGCTCGCGATCGCGAATCCCACGATCACGATGGCCGTTGGCGAGCGATTCCACGGCGTCTTTCCGCGAACCGACGTGTACAACGACGCGAACGGATACGTCGTTTTAACCTACGCAGGCGATGGCGCGGCTGACGTGGATGTCGCCGTGTTCCAATACTAAGGAGACACAAGAATGGCAACTGCTGAAACCTCCATCATCTACCAGATCGGCATCCATGCGACGGCCGAGACGGCGATCCCCACAGCGCCAGCGAAATACGCGCACATCAATCTCAGCGGCGCGGGGTTCACCGTGATCGGCTCGCGCGATCGCGGCGACACAGCTGATCTCGACGAAGACACACTGGATCTCGCGTTCGTCCGCGAGAGCGTAGACATCGATCCTCCGCTGTCTCTCACGGCGAAGGACTCGATCCTCCGCAAGGCCGGTGCAGACAGCTTTGAGTTCGTTTGCTACGGCGGCCAGGAAGATCTGCTCGCGCTCGACAGCGACATTTCGATCACCTCGCACGTCGCGTCCTTCGGCACCACGCGCACCAAGCGGGCTGTCATCGTCGAAGTGAACGGCCTCTGGGTTGACTACTATCCCTCGTGCGTCATCACCGTCAAAGAGCTTCCGGCCGGCCTCACCGAAGGCGGAATCAGCCGCACGAAATTCAGCGTGCGTCCGCTCGGCACCTCGACGATCGGCGGCGGTTGGCAACGCAAGTGGTTCCGGGCTACATGACATTAGTCAGGGAGGGTGAGCGATGAGCGAGACGAACGACAGCGCCATCATCGAAGGGCGCGAGTTGCAACTCGAACTCGGCGGCAAGACATACGTGTGGCGAGAGCCCGTGCGGCGAGTGCTTCGAAAAATGCTGCGCGGGCTGATCGCTATCGACAAGTTGCGCGACGGACGCGGCGTCAACGATCCCGAGTACCTGCTCGATCTCGTTGACGCGGCGCTCGACTTCTTCTACGCGCACCACGAAGGCATGTCGCGCGATCGCGCGAGCCTCGACAACTGCGACGAGGACGAAGTCGCGAAAGCTCTGGAGGCGGTGGCTGCATTCTTGCAGCTCCCTTTAGAGAAGATGCGCAAGCGCGTCGAGGCGGCACAAGCGATGCGCACGCAGAATCCCGAGTCTACGAATTCCTGATGGCTGAGTGGGGAATCCCATTCAACGTCATCGAAGACAACTGGACGCAGAGTCAATTCAACATCATGTGCGCGAGACTCACAGAGCGAGTGGAACAACAGCGGCGCGCGATGGAACGCGGCCGCAAGCCGGGTGTTCAGACGATGCGCTACGCCGACGCGATTAAGCAAGGACTCTTCTAGTGTCGATTCAAGCCGGTAACATCATATGGCAAATCGGGGCCAACCTCGATCCGCTCAAGAAGGATCTGCAATCCGCTCTTGGCCTCGTCGAAAAGTCGGGCTCCGGTATCGGCAACGTTGCGCGCGGCATGGGAATCGCGTTCACGGCTGTCGGTGGCACGATCACCGGCGCGCTCACAGGCATCGTCACTAAGTTCGCGTCCTACGCCGACACCATAGACGAAGCGTCCGAGCGCACCGGCATGTCTACCGAGGCGATGAGCGAATTCAAATTCGCCATCGAGCAGAGCGGTGGCAGCCTTGAGAGCTTCGAGAGTGGCATCAAGCGGATGTCGCGCGTACTGCTCGACGCCAAGAGCGGCAGCAAAGAGGCCGAAGACACCATCAAGATGCTCGGCCTGTCGCTCGAAGACTTCGCGAACAAGTCGCCTGAAGAAGCGTTTATGATCTTCGCCGAAGCCATCGGCAAGGTGCCCAGTGAACTGGAACGTTCAGCGCTCGCGCAGGAAGTCTTCGGTCGCTCCGGCACACAGATGCTGCCGCTGCTGAATCTCGGCGTTCAAGGCATAGAGGAGCTGCGGCAGAAGGCGCGCGATCTCGGCCTGGTGCTCAGCGGCGAAGCGGCGGCGGCGGGCGGCCAGCTCAACGATGCGCTCGATGCGATGAAGGGCTCGGTGCTCGGCCTCGCGGCGCCGATCGCCGAGGCGCTCGTGCCGACAGTGCAGTCTTTTGTTGACAGTATGCAAGGCACGATCAATGGGATGATCGCATGGATGCGCGAGCACCCTGCGCTCACGGCGGAGATCGTCAAGCTGGTGGCTGTTGCGGGCGCGCTCATGGCCATCCTTGGCCCAATACTCATCGTGCTACCGGGACTCGCGACGTTGTTCACCGGACTCACAACGATCATACCGGCGGTGGTAGGCGGACTCGGCGGACTCGTTGGACTCATCGGCGGGCTCGGCGGTGCGCTCGTCGCGGCGCTGCCGATCATCGCGGCGATCGGCGTAGCGCTCATCCTGCTCGCTCCGCTGATCGCGGGCGTCGCTAAAGAATACCGCGGCTGGCGAGAAGCTGTGGAGCAGCAGAAGCAGAGCGAGCAGCGGTTGTGGGAACAGACGAATAAGCGCATCGCTCAATTGCAGGCTGAAGGCGTCGCCATCGATCTCAAAAAAATGGAGGCGATGGACGCTACCGAGCGAATCCTGTATCTCAACGAGCAGGAGAAGAACTCTCAGGACGGCGTGCTGCGCAAGTACCTCGAAACTTACGGCAGCAAAGAGGCTGCGCAAAAGGCGTTTGGCGTCGCCAAGAATCTCATGCTCAACGAGGAGATCTCCGCTGAAGAGGCCGCGCAAGTGGCGCTTATGGGCGTCAACCAGGCGACGCTTAACCAGTTGATGACGGCCAACGAGACACAGACACAGGCGCTCCTTGAGCAGCTAGGCGTACGCACACAGGCGGCCACGGAGACGGCGCAGATCGAGACGGCGGCCACTGAGGAGACTGCGCAAGCGCAAGCAGAAGCAGTATCGAACTTCTCGGCCACCACCGGACAGCTTGAGAATCTCACGGCGCAGTTCACGAGTTCCACTGAGAGCCGCACCACCGCCGTGGGCGACGCGATGCAGGGCATGGCTGAGCGCAACGTGCAGTCCGTTGAACTCATGGCTACGAGCGGCGATGAACTGATGGCGCAGTTCGAGAGCAGCGTTGGCCAGCACATGAGCGTCGCGGGCGACAGCCTCGACTATTTCAACAGCGCCGCTCAGCGTTTGCCGGAAGGCATACGCAACGCCATGCAGACGACGGTGAACATCATCGCGGCCGCCGTCGATCAGATCATCGCCCAGGTGAACAGGGCGCTCGAAGCGCTCGCGGCATTGAATGCCAACCAACGGCGCTCGCCGTCGCTCAACGATCGCATTCGCAGCGGACTCAACACGATGGCGGAGATCTTCTCCTCCGGCATGGACGAGATCGCCGGTGCCACGGCCCCGGCCGGCTTCGCTCCGCGTAACATGCCGGGGAGCGCCTCGCTGCCGGTGGGCGCGCGCGTCCTCGGCGCGGCAACATCCGGCGGCGGTGGCGGCGCGGCAGTATCGCGCGGCGCGAGCGTGACGATCGATCTGCGCGGAACCGTCATCCAAAAGGACGCTGACGCGAACGCGCTGCTGGCCAAGCTCAGCGCCTTAATGACTTCGCGGTTCAGCGCGGCAGGTGTGCAGTATGGCTGATGCGTTTACATTCAACGGTAAGGACGTGAGCGCCTACGGCGTGACGCTAGTGAGCCGCACCGTGCAGGCGATGGCGGACGTGAGCGCGAGCTGGGAACAGCGCGGCATCTGTCAGGGCGGCGTCCACTTCGGCGGCCAGCGCACGCCGAAACGATGGACGGATAGCTGCTTCATGAGCGCGAAGGACGACGATACCCTGCGCGGCTATCTAGACAGCCTGCGGACGCTCCTCGATCCGCGCGGCGGCGACAAGCTCTACGTGCATGGCGCTGAAGGCGATCTTGTGGCTGGGCTTCGGCGCGGCCAGTATTGCCGCCTCAACGGGCCGATCAACGCGACGCTCGTAGGATTCTGGTGCTACCAGTTCGAACTGAACTGGATCAACGTTCGCGGCACCGAGGTGGATTCGAGCGAGAACACGGCGGCGAATCAGAGCGGCACGTTTAGCGTTGTGGCTGGCGGCAACACCTACGCGCATCCGACATTCACCAGCACAAGGATCGGGGGATTCACGCTAACAAACAACACCACCGGCGAGTCGCTCACGATCTCCGCAGTACCGGCATCCGACATCACGATCAACGTATGGAACAGGACGATAACGGGGACATCGGGCGAAACCACCATCAACCTCGTCGGCTACATGTATCCGGGCGGGCGATTCCCACGGCTTCAGGGCGCAACAACAAACAGCTTCACCATAAGCGCTGGCACGGTGAGTCTCGCCTGGCGGAATGAGTGGCTATAGCATGGGCGCGCGATTCAACGAGCCACAATTCAACGAGGCGGTATTCGGCGGCGGCGTAGCTGCCGCGCCCGACTACTCGCCCGACTACTCGCCCGAGATCGGCTCGTTCGTTGCGCCAGCGGTATTCGGCGATCGCTACACGCTTGAGGTGCAGACGCCCGCGCGCGTGCTCGTCGCCTTCCTGCCGGACGCCGTGAATCCGGTGTGGACGCAGACGATCAACGAGGCAAGCATGCTCACCTTTGACTATCCGCTCGACAGCGATCAAGCTGCGGCAATCACGTTCCCAAACGTCATTGTGCTACGCGACAAAGACGCGCACTACCTCGACGCCTTCATCATTGCACAGACGTCCTCGAAGCGCACCGACGACGGGCGCCTTACGCTGAGCGTGCACGCCGAGGGCTACCTCTCGCAACTCTCGCGTGTCACCGTCGAGAACTACGAAGTCATCAACACCAGCGTCAACGCGATCATCAAGGCGCTGCTCGCCATGCAACCGGCGGACAATCCGTGGCAGCGCGTGCAGCTCGGCAGCGTCAACACCGGCATGGGCGCTACCAAGATCGATCTCTCCGTCAACAACAAGACGATCCTTCAGGTGCTGAACGACGTTCGCGACATCGTCGGCGGGTATTTCAAGGTGGAGATGGAGGAGATCGGCGAGCCGGTGACGGAATGGAATACACGGCCGCTGTTCCACTGGGGCATCCTCAAGGGACTCACCTACACGCCGCGCCTCATCTCCTGCGATCGCAACAGTCCGTGGATGACGATGACGCGCGATTACAGGACGATACGCACGCGCGTAGTGGCCTACGGCGCAGGCGCATCGCCTGATACGCGCATCAAGAGCACGGCAACGAGCAGCGCGGAAAAGATCGCGCTGTACGGCACACAGACGGCCGTATACACGGACTCCTCGATCACGACACAAGCGGCGCTCGACAAGTACGCGGCGGCGCGACTCGCTGAGCGCGAGGTGCCGCGCACCGAGTACTACATCGGCGCGATCGAACTCAACGAGATCGACACGGGCGCGGAATGGTTCGACGAGCCTCTATCGCTCGGCGACGCCGTGAACGTGTACGACTACGAGATCGGCGTAACACTGAGCACGTGCATTACGCGCATTTCGCGGCCGCTCGGGCGCAGCGGCAGCATCGAGCACGGCGGCGGTATGGACGGCACCGGCACACGCGGCGCGGCTGGCGGCATCGACGGAAGCGGCAGCGCCATCAAAGGCACGACGATAGAACTCAGCGATCCGAACGCGAGCATCTCATCTAGCGGCTACAGCGGCAAGCGGAACAAGCCCCCTGATCTCATCGACGAACTCATAGCGTTGCGCGAGCGCCTCGACGATCTGACGATCGGCGATCCCGGCTATGTCGAGAGCATCGTGGACGCTGTGCTCGAAGAGATCGATCTTGATGATATCAACTGGGAAGAGAACGGTGTTGCTACGCAGGAGTGGGTGCAGCAGCAAATCAATACGGCCGTTGGTAATATTGACATACCAGAGCCAGGTACCAATATCCAGAGCGTAGGCTCAGCCAATAGCGCAGGTACAGGAACGGCTTATGCCCGCGAAAATCATGTGCATGCGGGTAGTATACCAGCCGTTTGGCAGCCGTGGTTGGGATCATAAGATGCCGACAAATGCGAATCCATATTGTGGACAGACGATATATAGCAAGCACGCCTGCGAACTCATGCGCAAGATCAACGAAATTGGGCGGGGATGGACATATGGCAGTTATCGTGCTGGGTTTCCATATGTGGAAGTTGCATCCAATGATTATCCACAGACGATGCGCTTTGACGCTGATGGCAGAATGTATCTAACCCTGGTGGGCGGCCACGATATCAATGTGTATAGCTCGGGATTGGTTTATCAGGAAACTCGAACGTGGCCCGGTGCCATCCCTGGGCATATCGCTTCTAAGATAATCACGAAGGAATGGGGATGCACAAATGCTTTCGGTGTAACAAAAGAGGGCATTCTCTTTGGAGGGCTTTATTCAAGTTCCCCAGATTTGTCTACATGGCTTGATGTTGGCGGGATAATTAAACTGGAGCCTGACGGGAGTTCTCTATATTTCGGATATGATGATTTTCCCACTGAACATAGGGTGTCCTGTGTTACGTGCGCCAAACAAAGAGTGATCGCCGCGCGAAGCGGATACTCATTGGTATGGCCCCCTCCAGCCCAAACTTTTCCTGCGCTTGTCGTGATCTATACGGAAGGCGGCATACCAGAGCGCTCATTCGAAATCCCGCATCCCATAGGCGGCTTACTCACGGTTAAAATTGATTATCTAATCGCGAATGAAACACGCATATTTGTTGTAGGCAGTGGCTATATTTTTGCCTTCGATTGGAATGGCACCGAACTATGGAGAAAGCAGCTCACCACGGTAACAGCAGATGATCCCCCATATGGCAGCAGCGACATTCCAAATACCAGATCCAACCCGACTTGTGATGATGAGAATCTGATGTTCTTCACGCCAGATTACGGGGTGAATCGCCTGTATGAATATGACTTGGATGGTAACTTTTATGGGGGCAGTTTGCTGGTGACATCATTGCGCGGCCCTATATTGCGCGGAAGTACACAGCTTTTTTTTCGCAACCTGGACAAAATCTACTGGTACAACCGCGCCGCGCAAACGGAATGGCACGCCTATCACCTCTATACGCGCGAGAGCATTGGGACTGCTCCGGACGACGATGCGCTATCTAATGCGAACGCCTATGCTCATCCGCAGAATCTCACGCAGATGCGCGATGCAGTAGAAACTCTTGTTGTATCCAAAGTATTTCTTAATCCAGCCACGGGCAATCCGTATCACATCAACGTGCTGGGCGGCGGTGATGTCGAAGATCACCTGATTTATGCGGCGCTCACCAACTCTCTTAACGACTATAACACAGAGCCTCGCACGTATTGGCTGCGTTCCGTTGGTGAAATGGAAAATACACCGATGTACGACATCGACATCGGCGAAATCTACGAGTGTGTGCGCACACTCGAAGATGCCGATCTCTGGTAACAATGGAGCAACCTATGAAACGCCTACTCATCCCCATCGCCATGACGCTCATCGGCGTCGCCGTGCTCGCGGGCACGACATTCTACGTGCCAGCCAACAACGCGTCGGGCAAGCTCAAGACGACGATCGATGACGACGACACCAGCGTCGTTCTCGACACCGGCGACGGCGCGGCGTTCCCGAGCACGTATCCCTATCCGATCACCATCGGCGCCGAGATCCTCAAGGTGACGAATCGCAGCGGCGACACGCTCACGGTGGAGCGCGGCGCGGAGGACACGGCCGCCGTCGCGCACAACGCGGGCGTGGACGTCGAGATGCTGATCACCGCCAAGTTCGTGTCCGATCTCAACACCGCTGTCAATGCGCTCGAAGCCATAGACAACATCACCGAGACGGAACTCGACACCGAGACGGAACTGGAGACACAACTCACGGACGTCACCGACGTCGTGACGAACGTTGACGCCAACTACGCATTCATGATCAACTCCGCTGGCACGAACGGCCAAGTGTGGACGAGCGACGGCACCGGCCGCGGCTACTGGGCGGCGGCTCCGAGCGCCGATGACATGGGAGACGTGGACACCGAAGCTGAACTCGAAGCGGCGTTGACGGACGTGACGGACGTGCTCACGGATGTCGATGCCAAATACGCCTACCTGATCACGAGCGCTGGCACTGACGGCCAGGTGTGGACGTCTGACGGCACAGGCGCTGGGGCGTGGGCAACGCCGACGCTGGGCGGCGTGGACACAGAAGCAGAGTTCGAGGCGGCCATCCTCGACGCGAGCGACTTCCTCACCAGTAACGACACGCTCTACCAATACCTCATCAACGGCGCTGGCACCGCGTCTCAGATCTGGACGAGCGACGGCACCGGCCGCGGCTACTGGGCGGCGGCTCCGAGCGCCGACAACATGGGCGACGTTGACACCGAGGCTGAACTGGAGGCTGCGCTCACCGACGTGGCGGACGTCGTGACGTCGCTCGACGCGCTCTACACCTACCTGATCAACGCGGCTGGCACCGACAACTACGTGTGGACGAGCGACGGCGACGGCAAGGGCGGTTACGAGCAGATTAGTCTCACATGGCTGGCGGCGTTCACCGAGGCGCAACTGGAGACGGCGCTGTCGGACGTCACCGACGTGCTCACGAACAAAGACACCAACTACGCCTACATGATCGACTCGGCAGGGACGAACGGCTACGTCTGGACGAGCGACGGCGACGGCAAAGGCGGCTGGGCAGAAGCGACGGGCGGCGGCGACAGCCTCTGGACGGACAACGAGAACTATATCTCGCCCGACGAGTGCGCGGCGTTCCGTATATTCGATGGCCCGACCTCGAGCTATGTGTTGTACCTGAACGAGATGTATACGGGCAGCCTGAGTAACAACAAGAAGGTGTTTAGCCTGGGTGAGTCGCATAGCGGAACCATTGGTTCGGGGCTGCAGGTGTCCGGGCTGAGCCTCTTCGTTGATGCGGCCGGCGGGCAGACGGGCGGTACGGGCAATTACATCGGGGTCGATTCCAAGGCGTCCGCGTCGGGATCGGATGCCGATGTGGTGGGGCTGTACGGGGTCAAGGGCCTGGTCTCAAGCGCGAGCGGCAGCCAGGTCGATAACGGCTACTGCCTCTATGCCGGCCCGGACACCGTGAGTGGCACGATGGGCAACCTGTATGGGTTGTATGTTGCGTCGATCACAGGGGCCACGAACTGCTACGCCATCTACACCGGCGCGGGCGGCGTCCACTTCGGCGGCTCCGTGGACACGGACGGCGATCTCACAGTGGACGGCCAGATCAAGGCAGGTAGCACTCCGCACACGCTCACGACAGCAGCGGGACTCATCGATCCCTCCAAGCTCGACATCACCGGACTGACGAACGAGACGAGCGTAGCGAACGACGACACGATCGTCATGTACGACACGAGCGAATCGGCCGTGCGCGAGGTGACTCGCGGCAACTTCATCGGCAGCGCGTCAGGCATAGCAGACACGCTGTGTGTCCTCCTCCCTCGCGACTCCTATCCGACGGCGAGCGCGTATGCGACGCTCGACACGAGGAACAACACGGTGGTGCTCGACTTCGACGCGGCGGCGGACGAGGCGGCGATATGGACGAGCGTGCTGCCGGTGCATTACGGCGGCGGCGGACTCACTGTCGAGATCCATTTTGCCATGACGACTGAGGAGGACGCCGACGAAGAGGTGATCTGGGCCGTGGCGATCGAGGCGCTCAGCGGACAGGATCTTGACAGCGACAGCTTCGCCGCTGCGCAGACGGACACTGAGACGGTGCCGACGACGTGCGGCGTCGTGGACGTCGCGTCTATAGCCTTCACGAGCGGCGCGCAAATGGACTCGCTGGCCGCAGGCGGCGCGTTCCGAATCAAGGTGTACCGTGACGCGGACGACGCTGGCGACGACGCCGAGGGCGACGCGGAGTTGATCGCGGTACATATCAAGGAGACGGCAAGCTAATGGCTTACACATTCGCGAAATCGCCTAATTATAGCTACCTGAGGACGACGGCGAGTCCGCCGGTGCAGTGGGGCCGGGGCGTGGACCGCACCGGATTCAGTGTCTCGTTATGGTTCAACGCGGCCAATGCTACTGCTGCGCACACGCTACTCAAACTGGAGCACGGCGGCGGCAACACGCGCTACCTGTTGAACGTAGACG